ACAATAAATTATCAACCAAGTTAACGCCAGTAATTAAATTACTAGTGCTAAACTTCAAGTATTCAACCGGAGCTCTACCAACGCTTTCTATTAACAATATATATGTCTCTCCTGTTCCGTTTGTATTCTCATGGTATTTCACAACCATATTAAATATGCCCTTCACAAAATAGTATATATTATTGTTTGCTAGATCAACATACGAACCAATGGTTGTATATGTTCCCGGCAACGTGATACCCATAGCCAATGCAGCGGCTCTCAATCCAGACGCTTTGGTGTTACCCATTACGTTCTGTACGGAACCAACATTTGTTGCGTCAGATGTACCTACACGTATATTTCTGGCATCTCTATATTGGCCATTAGGTATAAGCCTCTCATCGAGGTCTTTGTTCATTATGCCAGCGGCAAAGTTTCTTTTTAATTCCATAGTTATTTAATCCACTTATCTCTACCACGAAGAACCATTAATAATCTTCCTGGCTTAAGGTTACTCAATCTAATTTTAGCATTTCTTAGCATCGCTGACTTCTCTTCTCTTGCGCGCCTTACAATGTACTCCTGAACACCAATTCTGTTGTTTAGAATGCACCATTTAATGTAAGAGTAGATAAACTCTTCAGCAAACTTGTGAACCTTTAATTGTGATGGATCTGTGCTCTCAAGACCATCAGAGATATACTCAAGCACAATCAATCTGCCTGATACAGCTGAAGAGAAGTTAATCACACCAGATGCTTTGTCAATTACAAACTTAGGGTTGACATTTGCTTCACTTGTCTCCATACCAAAGCGTCCGCCAATTCCATATCTAAAATACCAGTAGCCATCATAGAACCAACCCTCTCTTCCATAGTACCATCCATCAATGTAAGCAATTTCCATTGCTGTGTTCTTGATGCGTGAGATATCTAATTCAGATTGACCAGTAAGAATGTTACCGTCTTGGTCATAGATAAAATCATCTTTGCTGTCTTGCAAGTATGCGCTGGCATAATTAACAGTTGTGTTTTCTGTTAACTTGAACAACACACCATTCGCTTCTAAAGAAATTCTAATATAGTCAACATAGTCAGGAGGCAAGATGAACTTCAAATCATCCTTTACCTTCATCTCAAGAACCTTCTTGTTTCTTAATGCGTCATAGTTTAGCTCCTGCAATGCTCTCTTTGCATGGAACAACACATTATAACGCGTTGCATTGTCAATCAATTTGTCAGGCCCAACATACATAAGCATGAAGTTGTTGACAATATCAGCCAATGTTGTATTCTGCCCTTCACCCCAAAGGTTTGAGTCATTGTAATATTCTTGGTTTGTTGACATTATTGTTGTTGTTGATTATTTTGTTCCTCCGCAGTTGCTACAGCAACAATCTCATTCTCTCTAATAGTAACTCCAGCAAACTTCAATATCTTTATAATCAAGTCGTTCTGAAATATATCAGGCACTTCAAAGTCTTTATAATCTGGAGCCGCTTGGTCAAACAATGGCGCTTGCGTTGCTGGATCTGTGTAATAAGTCCACTTCGGATCTAATGGGTATCTATTGTAAACAATTGACACGTTAGTCTGAATCGTTGATGGATAGATAGTTATAGTTGTGCCAGCTTGTGAGTATGCCGGATAGTATGTCGTTGGAGCTGTGTGGTTAGAAAACAAAAAGTAAGGCAATTTGTTTTTCTCAATTCTTTCAACATCCTTAAAGCTATACAATACATTTGTTACGCTATATACATCTGTAGGCAAATTGTATATGCCGGCAGAATATGTTAATGCAGCGCTGGTAGAAAACTTATCAATACTCTCAGACAAAAATTTGGCAATGTCCGAGCTGCCACTATACGATACCCCTGTATTCCTCTTAACAAGCCACTTATTGTATTGATAGAACATATCTTCAAATACTTCTAATTGTGCTTGTCTGGCAAATGCATTAAACTCATCAGGAGTAAGATATCCATTGTTATCCTTGTTAAGGAAGAACATTACGGTATTTCTTACGTTATTTATCATTGTATCGCAAAGATAATAAAAAAATAGCAGGGACTTGCCCTGCTACTTTAATGAATGAAAGAAAGAAAAAATTAAGCTAATGCTACAGTAGAAATAGCTATACCACTTGGCAATGTTGGTGCAATAAATTGCAAAGGTGCAGCGTTTGGCTTTTGTACAGCAATAATTGCATCAATAATTGCATTTACAGTTGCAGTAGTTGTATCACTTGTGTGAGTGATTGTAAGAACGTCAGCAGCAGTACTACCAGCAGTATACGCAATCGTAACAGTTGTGTTAGAAGCTTTAGAAACTAAGCCAATGCCGTCAGTTCCGATCAATACCGTTCCGGTAGTTGATGCCTCGATTTTTAAAAATTTGCTCATAATTGTATGCAAATATAATAATTATTCTTGACTAATCCTGTTAAGGCTCTCTTCTACTTCAATACCTTCTTGGGTTTTGAAATATGCTGCCATCGCGTTGATTGGCTCTTCCCCTAAAGGAACGCTCATCATTTTACGCTTATTGTCTTTAAGGTTAAAGAAGATGTCTCTTTGTGCATTTCTAAACTGCAAATAACCCATCTCAATATACTTAGCTGCTTTGTTGCGTAATTGTAAGTCAGAGTCGTCAATCATCTCTAAGAATTCTTCTGGATTGTTTTTAGCATATACCATAATATCTCTTCTGATTTCTTGCGATGTCATGTTTTCTACACGAGAACCAATCATCACACGCAATACTGCCATTGCTGTATCAATGCTAATTTCTCTTGCTGCAATTTGCGCATCAAGTTCAAAGTTTAAGTACTCAAGATTTTCAGTAGCTTCTTTTTCTGGATCAAACTCTTCAAAAATATCTCCTTTTGATGGATGTAAATCTAAAAACTTTTGTAATACAGGATTGTTCTTTTGAACAACCAATGCGCCATCTTCAAATACAATTGGCTCTAAGATGTAGTTGCCATCCTGTTCATCCTCAAAAGGAGACTTCTGATTTCTGGCATATCTTAACGCTCTATTGGTATTTGTTTCCTCATCGAAGTGTAATAAAGGAAAACGTTTGGTGTTGCGAGAAGGCAACATGAATGATAATGGAGGTGATCCGTCCTTCAGAACGTACACTCTGTCTTTGATTTCTGGTTTTTTCATTTGATTAAAATTTTACATTGCAAATATAAACAAAAAAAAGTGGGGCTATTAACCCCACTTAATTTATTGATTGCTAATTACTTATTAGTTACGGAATAAGAAGAAGTTGTTAGCTCCCAAGGTGCACAATGCACGCTCAGACAAGAAATGAACTTGCATAGCATCCAAGTCACTAGTAGTTGCACCACCGGCAGAACCAGTAATCCAAGTTTTGTAACGACGATCTTCAGTTTCGCTAGCTCTATAACGAACGTGCAAGAATGGACGTTTAGCGTTCTTACCTAACACTTGATCATAAACGCTAGTAGAACCTGCTGGTACTAATACACCGTTTACAACACCACCATTAATACCACCACGTAAAGTAGCGTCATTAAGATATTTCCAGTCAGTTTTGTAGAACTCATAGCTACCACGTTTGAAGCCTTTGAAGCCCAAAGTTAATGCCATATTCTCGTCATTGTCAAACAAACCAAAGCTTGTTCCACCTGCACCGTAGCTGTTTTGAGCAGCCAACATATCATCAATATCCAAAGAGAATTGACGATTGATAAACAATGCGTTTTCTTGGATAGCTCCTTGTTTGTCAAGACGTTGCAAGATAGCATCGAAGTCAGCTAATGCAGTTGGGTTTCCACCGCCCCATACGTTACCACGGCTATTAACAACGTAGAACAAACCTTCAGAACCCTTGTTTCCAACGTCACCAGTAACTGCGATAGCTCCAGAAGAAGCTTCAGCAGGAACTGCTTCAACCATAGACATCTCTAAGTAGTCATCAAAACGTAAACGAGTTTCGTGCTCTGATTTCAAATACCACAAGTAACCTGTAGCACCGTTCTCAGTAGTAACTTCTACCCATCCGATTTGAGCCATGTCAGAACCAGAAACTTCATATTTGTCTTTGATAATGATTGGGCTGTTAGAGAAGATATCATCTTGCCCTTCCAAAGAACCAGTCATACCATTAGAACCTTTTTTGAATTCAGAACCGTAAACAAATGCACTAGATGCAGTTGATACAGGGATAGCTTGTCCAGCAGCAGCATAATATGCTACAGTGAAAGTCAATCCACTTACAGCAGTGATGATTGCTTTGTCACTTGCTGTTCCACCTGCGTTACGAGATAAGAAAACAGTTTGACCTACTCTGAAGTTACAAGCAGTAATACCTGAATCTGCAACAGTCCAAGTAGCAGTAGCGGAACCAGCAGCAGCACCAGAAGTACAACTAGAGTACTTTGTATGCAAACGACCTTGTTCAGCCCATTTGATTAAGTCGGAGTTACTTGGCATCTCCGCACCGACCATGCGTAAGAAAGATGCAATTGAACGATTACCATATCTTTCAAATTCTTTTTCGTAAGTATCAGGAAGATACTGGTTCAAGAAGTTGAAGTTGGTAATGTAGTTAGTAGGCAATGTTGCCTTTACTGACGAGGGGGTTAATGCGAAACCCGGACTCGATAATACTGAACCAGCCATGTTTTTTTATTTTTGTTTTTATCTTTTGTTGCTTTTTATAACTAATCTGTTGCCGTGGTCGTTGTCAAGAGAAGTTACCTTAAATCCACCTTTGCCCATATTTTCTGGTACGGATCTTACACCTCCCATATCTATGTTCTTTGATTCCTTTGCGATTGTCTCTACTGCCTCAGATTTTCCCTGATCGTAGAAATATTTTGCAAAACCCTCCGGATTTCTGGCAACTGCTATCGCCCTATGATACGCAGCCGGATCTTTCATAAAACCGTTGTCATCTAAGAATGTCTTGATAAACTCGGTCAAATTAGATTGATCCTTCTTAATCGCTTCTGTCTCGCCTGGTTTGTAAACAAATTCATTATCTCCAACTTTAAATCCAAAACCTTTGAATTCATTAGAGAATAACTCGTCAGTTTTCTTGGCGAAATATTCAGCTCTTTCTCTCTGCGCCTGTTCAACTTCTTTGGCACTCTGGGCATATTGCTTAAAAGCGTTGTACTGCTCTTTTTCTTCATCTGGAATCCCAGCACCTCTTGACTCAAGAGGAACTTTGTATTGGTCCTTCAGTTTGTTAAAGTAGTCCTTCGCTTTTGTAAGCTCTTGTTTGTGTGCTATTCGTTTCTTCTTAATATCCCTTTCATCGTCCATGTCTTCATCGTATTGAAACTTATTCTCAATTTCAAATGAGACTTCATCATCGTCAAGGTCAGGGTTATTTTGCTTGTAATAATCGAATAGCAACTTATTTGGGTCTTCGTTATCAACGTCTCTGTTTATTTTTAAGAAATCGTTAATGCCTCGACCTGTTTCCTTTTTGAACTTTAAAAACGCTGAGACATCCTCTGGTAACTCTTCACTTTGATTTCTCTCTTGAAGCAAGTCATCCAAAGTATTAATCTCTTTGTTATACCTATTCTTAATAAAGGACAGAACGTCATTCTCTTCAAGTTCCCTTTGCTGTGCTTCTGGCACAACTATTGGCTCTTCAATTCTAACAGGCTCTTCTACCTGTTCTGTTGGGTGCTGTTCTTCGTGCTTGGCTAGTAACTCCTGTTCGATTTCTTGAACAGATTTTTCTTCACCGAAACTCACAGCTTTTACTGATGTGAAATTCTCCATATATTTTATTTGATTAATTTTTCGCTACAAAAATAGTGATTTTTATTTTGGTTCAAATTGAGCCAAATCAAAACCATCTAAAGAGTCTTCGCTTGATTCAAAATCAATTGCTGGCAAGTCTTTCTTACGCTGCTCAATTAACTTTGATTGATGTGTGCTTTGGATGTCAATACGCTTATCCTTCGCCATTTCCTTCTCTTGGTCAATTGTCTTTGCAGCATTAACTTCTAAACCCTTCAATTGCATATTCATCTCAAACTCCATTTGCATTAACTGCATTTTAAGTTGAGCCTCTTGCTTCATCTTCTCGATATCAAATGCTGACTCGGCTTGCTTTAATTGAGCCTTAGCTTGGAATTCTGCCTGAACCTTTTGTAAGCTTGCTTGTGCAGCTGCCTGAGAAGATTGGATGTTAGACTGCGTTTGCATCTCCATCTTTTGTTTCTCACGGTCCATGTCCTGCTCTTGTTTCTTTCTGCGCTTTAATTTCAAAAGCTCATTTGCTAATTTAATATTGCGAATCTCGCGAATATCAATAGCGTCTTCAAGATCAATTTGGTCACGTTGTAACGACGCTTGGATGTTAGCCTCAAGCTGAGACTTCTCCTCTTCGTCTGGAGATACTTCAATAAAGATACCAAAATCATGTAAGTATAAGTCTTTTACGTCTTCCAATACACCAACATTGTACTTACCAATTTGGTTTATAAACTCTTCTTTAAACTCTGAATACTCAAGAACGTCAGATATACGGCAAGATAATGCCTCAGCCAATCTCTTCGTAATGAACAATGTTCCGTCTAAGATATGCCTTGTTGCTGTGTTTGAATTAAGCGCAGCCAACTTCTGTACACCAACCAACGATCTTGGATCAGGCATAGAGCCATCTCTCGCCTCGTTTAAGCCAGTTACGTCCCTAATCATACTCAAGTAATGGTTGTAAGAATTAATCAACGCTGTGATCTTTCCTTGGCCGCTATTTGAGTTTAGCTCTTGAATTGGAATCTTTCCTTGGTTGAACTCGCCATCTTGATTGTAAGAACGACCAATTACACTACCTGTTTGGAAGTATAACTTAAGTGCATCTTCTGGGTTGTAGTTTGCACCATTACCCAAGTCAACCTCGTTAACACCATCGGCATCAATGTATACACCATCTGGCACAACCTTAGCAATAACCTGTTGTAATTTAAGATGTGTAATTTGAATCAAATCAGCAAACGTAATCATACGCTTAACCAATGATTCAATCACACCTTTGTACATTCTTGGGGCCATTGCGATATAGTTAGGCAAAGCATACTGCGTAGCAGACTTTGGTCTAACCATGTTCTTACTAAGTTCCCACTTAAGCAAATAGCTTGAGCCCAACACCATGACACCTTCGTACCATACGTCAATTCTCTTTTCTATTTTCTCAAATCTTTCGTCAGTCCCAGTTGGTGGGTTAAAGTTTTCATCCTTGCGAATGATACGAGTACCACCATTATCCAAAAACTTCTTCTTGTAGACAAATTTCTTATCGGTTTTATAATTGAAATATAATAATGTTACGACATCCCTGTCGAACAATGTGTTTCTGTATGGTCTAATAATGTTGTACTGCGTGAACCAGATACTACTTAACTTAGATATTTTGTCAAGCTCCTCTTTCGTAATGGTCGGGTCAATCTTAATCAACTCACCAATATGCACTTGCTTTATCTCTCCATAGTAGAAGCAATCATCAAATGTTGGAGACTCTGTGTATGAATAAACAACAGACGCAGGGTCAACATACTCAACCCTAATTCCGGCTCCTGCCTGGAACGTATGTTTAACCATACCAATACCCAAGACAGTCATGTCATAATCAACACGTCTTTTAATTTCTTGATATCTGTTCTGTTCAAATAATGTATCAATCGCAATCTCTTCAGCAATCTCAATAGCAGGCTTGTAGTTAAGTTGCATATGAAGGTTAAGCTCTTGATCATTCTCTGGCAAATCTTTAGGATTTGTATTGAAGGCATTGATACCAAATTGTTCTTGCGTTTGCACTAAGAAATCTTTTGCTACCATGTCCTTTTCAATCATCTCTTTGTATCCTGAACGCTTGCCGGCAGCTAACTCATCTTGAGCAAATGCCTTTACCGCATACATTCTGTCAGACATACCGTTAACAACGATATCGACAAACTTAGGGATAATTGGAACCGGTTCCCAGTTAAGGTTCAAGTAAGACAAGTCACCGTCAACAGCTAACTCATCCTTGTACTTTTGTACAGGCTGTTCCCCACGGGCGTATAGTCTTAGCTTATGAAACTCAATCCATTGATTATAAAAACGACAAGAATTAGTATCTCTTCTGAACCACTCATAAGAGATAGCCCTTCCCACTTTAATACCATATTCCTTGGACGCTTTTTCTGCATCAGTAGCCAACTGACTCGGAAATGATGTTGGGCTTATTAATTCTTGAGTTGTTTGATCCATTATTTGTCTATTATTCTGCTATTATACCCTTCGTTCTGGTATCTCGCAAATTTAATGCTTATTTTTGATTCTTTTTTTTCTGGCACATATAAGTGCTTTTGGTTTGCCATTATCGCTAAACCACTGCTAATTGTTGCATCAAATTTAGTTCTATTATTGATATCAAACCTTGCCCAATCCTCAAGTGTTCTTGTAAAATACATCGATCCCATCTCGTCAGAATCTCTATAAACATTCTCAAAGTCTATACCAACGTGCTTCTCAATATATGTCTCAATAGCGGACGCGTGTGCTTGCTTTACGTCCTCAGATGAGTTAGGTATTCCCCCGATCTCTTTCTCTGTCTTAGAGAGCTTGTGTGTGGGCTTATCTGGTCTATTCAATGCAAAGTTTCTGTACCCTCTATTCTTAAAATGATATAATAGCCTTGGTTTGTTATTCTCCACAAGCACTGGCATACCATAAAACACACACGCCATTAGTACCTCCTCGAAGAATATCTCTGCCGTCTGTGGCCTTGCCACGTACTCTAAGAAGAACTGGTTGCTTGGCGCATCTTCCATGCTGAACTTTGTCATACCATGGAGAGATCCGTTAGATCCACCGCCACCCACAACACCTGAGATGTCATAAGGGTCACATCCAAACGCGCCAAGGTGCTCATTACCAGGATAGAACAAACTACCTCGCTTTATAAAGTTATTTCTTAAGTTCTCAGGTGGAACCCATGACACAAGGAACCGGCCCTTATTGTCTGGCGTCCAAACAACTTGGCTGTCCTTCACACCGTCCTTCCAATGGAAGTAACCTCTTGTAAGGACCCTGTCCTTGATTAATGAGTCATTGTAGTCAATCTGCTGATATATCTTCGTAAGATTGAACAAAGATGCTTTGCTCTCATCTCTAAAAGCGTGTGACTCTGTGCGTGGGAACTGCCTGTAAAACTCATTCAATGAGTCTGAGTCGCTTTTTAAAGACGCAACCTCATTGTTCCAATACTCAATTACACCAATCTTAATCATTCTGCCATCAATACCCTTAATAGGCTTAGATGGCGTATTAAACACCGGGTGACCATACTCGTCAAGATACCCTTCAAAGTTCCATTCCATTGGGATAAATAATGAATACAGGCCACTTTTTGTTTGCCCGTTCTCATTCTTCTTCCTTGGATCAGAGTCCTCGTATAATTTCTTAAAGTTAGAACCACCCTTATCAAGTGCATTTGATGTAGAACCCATCATACACTTACCAATGATCCGGCTACCCAAACGTAAACACGTCTTGGTTACACGCCAGTTATTCTGTATGTTATTAGGTGCAAGCCATTTTCCGCTCTCATCTTGAATGAGCATCCGTAATTTTTCTCCGTCATAACTGTTGTCACCTGTGTTCTTCCAGTCAATTGTGGTATTAAGACCCTCTAAGTGATCCTCCTCAGCTTTTGCAATACTCTTTCTTGTGAACTTAGATGCCGGTACACGATACGCAAGCTCAGTCTTTGGCTTGTCCATACCATCTTGTATTGGTTTAAAAAAGAATGGATAGCTCAAAGATATATTCACGACCTTGTCTGTGAACATTTTCTTTGCATCATCTCCCGTCTTTGATAAGATACCAAACCTGGCATCCTTTGTGATTGTCGCTTGGTTGACCATCTCAGAGCTACTCATAAATGAGAAACCTGAACGTCTATTCTTTAGATAGCACATACCAAAGCACCTATCGTCAGCCTTGCAAGCCTCCCAGAATATAAAGAATATCCTGTTACTTTCACGGAAATCAGGTAGACCAACGTCTATCTTGCTCCATTGCAAGTACATATAGTGTGTGCCGGTGATATATGTCGGGATACTATTATTAATAAACCAGAAGCCATTATCTCTACGATTGAATTCTTGATCTATATAGTCATCCCACTTAGCTTTAAACTTATTGTCAGTTCTGTCCCAGTCAAAGATTGTCTTAATCTTTTGTAATTCTTTAGGATACTCAACAACCTCCCAGTGATTATTTCTATTCTCAACTTCCTGAGGCTGAGCTGGCAAAGCTATATTAACACCATTGATGTTATATATCTCACCGATGGTTCCATCCTTAGATATAATGACAACATCATATTTATCATTGTGGCCATACTTCCAGCTATTTGTAAGGTTACCTTTCTCGATAATCTTGCTACTAATAATGTCTTTCTCAATTTTATATAGCATTATTTGCCCCTTCTCTCAGCGAAGCCACCTTTTTTCTCTTGGATGTAAACATTGCCTGTGATCATGTTACGCTCTTCCTCTATCCTTGATAGAATCTCGAACGCATCAAAGATAGCCAACTTCTTTGTAGCTGCCGCATTTTTTAATTTGTCAGCAGACACATCCCCCTCATCACCTGTCAAGATTTGCTCTTCAGCAACCTTAATAAGTTCTTTGATAGCCATCTCGCCTGCCTTGATTATTTTTAATTTATATTCTTCAGTTGTCATAATACGATGCAAATATTTCTTTCAAACATTCTGTACAGTTTTTTTCCGTCAATATCAAACCTGTACTCTGTGTCAGGCTGATACGATACCAATGTGCCAGCAGGGATATCAATCTTATCACTAACATACGCAAGTTTACCAATCAATGGCTGCTCTACGCCAACCTCAAAAACAGACAGGTCCTTTTGCTTCTCAATTGGCTCCACAAAGCAATAAGGCGAGTGGGCCATCCATACACTATCATTCTTTTTGTATAGAAAGAACTGATCAAAATCTAAAATGTATAAATTATCTTTAAGGTGCGACATTGATTTGCGCTCCTTACCCTTCATATCATAATAGCTTCGAAATACATTGTGGTGAACGACAAGCGTATCGCCTGCCTCAATTGGACCATCATAGCCAATTGGTGTATTAATTACTGTAGCGAACCTATTGGTGGCCTTATGGTCTTCTTTAGATGTGCTAATAATTAGCCCACTCTCCCTAACATTGTCGTAAGATTTACCACCAACCGGTTCTACAATAAAGTAGAACGGGGATCTCATTATATAAAGTTTATATTAAATTCAATTGATACAGGCACACTATATGTGAACTTCTTCCACAATAATATCTCTTTATCTTTCTCGATGTATATTAAAATAGCGCCATCCTTATCAGATACAATTTGATGAATGACATGGCTACCATCCAATACTGACTGCCCCACAACGTAGTTCATTGCGTTCTTATAGTCAGTACCAACTGCTATCTTTCTGATTATCATATAACAAGCACCCAGCCGGATGTCTTTTTGATATACAGGTTCTCTGTGTCTGCTTGAAAACACAAAGCTCCTGGACTAACAGTTAACGCAGTTCTTGCAGCAGCATTCGCTACACTGAATGTGTTTTTGTACACATAGTCTCTAAGCATAGATAATTGAATGTTTACTGTAGACAAATCAGCATTTGAAGACAACAACAATTCTGTTCCTGTAAGATCTGTATCTTTTGCGTAACTTGATATTTTAGCCATTTTTATATTCTCCTGTTTTTAAATCTATTGTTATGTCGCCATATTCCTGCGACAATTCATGTTGAAACGATTGTAAGTCTTTTGCAACACTTTCAATTCTCTCAATAAATTCTTTCTTTGCTACATCCGCGCTTTCCATTTGAGCTCTTGATCTTGAGATTTGGATTTCTGCGTCTGCAATTGAGTCCTTTAAATATCGTAAATCACGATTCAAATTCACCAACTTTTCTAATTGTTCTTCTTTAATTTTATTCATTTTAATAATTTATATACTATGATTGCTAAGATAACTAGCAGTACAAGGGGTAACCCCTTGTATAGATACTTGCTATCTTGATATTCAATTACCTTGTATGGCACTCTGTCATGCGTCACAACTCTTATTGTGTCCGGCTTCACAGTTGCCTTAAAGTATATTTTCTTTTCTTTGACAATGAACTTCAGTTTTAACACTGTGTCCTCGTATGTCATTGTGTCCGTGATGTAAAAACTATCGGTGTGGTTGTACTCCTCAGTTATCACCGTGGTATCATGCACAATAACTTTTTCTTTATTGAATAGTGTTGGGTCCTTCTTAAGCGCATGGTTTAAGTGCCACTCAGCGGAGCATGATGTTAGTAATAATATGAGGAGTAATGACCTTAGCATTTTTTACATTTTTTAACAACTGGATTGTTTGCTGTTCCTGGCTTGCCTTTAGATGTCATCTTTTTAGGCGCTGCCGGTTTGGTGTTTTTAATAGTAATCGCCATAATTATTTTTTTGCTGCGTTTTTAAACATCATTTTAGCTGCGGTAGCTTTACCAACTGCCATAGCCTTCTTAGCAGGCATACCTTTTTTCTCATAGCTTTTAGCTACACTCTCAGCCATAGGTGCAAAGTTTTTACCCTTCTTCCCGATGTCTTTACCAGCAACGGCTTTCTTTACAATAGCAGCTTTCATTTCTTTCTTTTGCATAGAACTGCCTTCAGACTTTTCATGCTTCATCATGGCCTTTTTAGATGGATACTTCTCCATTGTGCCTTTTTCAACGATCATTTTTTTCATATTGCTTTCAAAGATAGTTATTTTTCATTAATCTACACTAGTAATAATACCATTTGTAATACGCAAGTTTTGTTGACCAGGAGGATTTGTTGGTACGGTGAATGTGCCGGTGTATCCTGTAGGAGCACTATCTATCAACTTCCATAGTGTCTTCAGCATCCAGTCAATCGACATTGGTACGCTGACACTATACTCGTTGTAATTTTTAGGTGGCCTTAAGATCATTTCTTTGTGAACTTATTGTTTGATCCGTTACGAGCACGGTTCGCTTTTGATTTTTCTAACACAACGGAGCCGTCCTTCTTGTGGCTCAAGTCAACGCCTTTCGCTGCTCTCTTGCCATAGACGCCACGTTGGTGTGCTTCTTTATTAAGCTCTTCACGATACTTTACGCGCGAAGGAGATGCCTGATACGCTTTGTCGTATGAGTAGTCCCTTCCAGTAGCTTTATTGCTGCCCGGCCTACTATTCTTCGCTACTATTTTATTCTTTGGCATTATTTCTTCTTTGCCGTCTTTGCAGATTGCTTGAATGCTTTTGCTGTTGGAGCGCCTTTAGTTCCAGGCTTTCTCATTGTCTCACCGCTTCCGGCTTCAATGCGCTTCTTCTTTGCATTGATCGCACTATACAATCCTTTTTTATTTTTCATCTGTAAAGAAATTTGTTATAAATTTTCCAATTGCACCAACTACACCCGAAATTATCATCAATTTAGGATTGTCCAAGTTTTGAGATGCAATAAAAAGCGAACCGGCTGCAATTGAATCCCCTAATATTCTGAATCTTTTTGGTGTTGGTTGAAAATATCCTTTTAGTTTCATTTTTTTGTTTTTAGATAGTAATAACGAATGGCAAAACAAGCCGAAATAATAGCCATTATACCAGCCGCAAATGAAACAAGAGGCTGAAATAAGGTTGCATAATGTGTTATTGCACTTATCATTGTGGCTGTGATCGCCCCCTCCGCTTCGGTATCGTTTAAGTTGTTATTCATATCGGGAATGGTGGTTGTATTATTTCAAATTCAATTGGATTTCCTAAAATTGGTATAAGTGATTCATCAAAAGTTATATAATAAAATTGAGGGTTATTCAATTCTGCAAAATTATAATCAACCCAATGCATTGTTACATTATTTTTGCCTTCTGGTAAATTATAAAAAGTATCGCATTCAGTTTGAACTGCAATTGCTTCTTGTTCTGTTGTATATTTATATCCTTTAATAAATGGCATAGTATGTGTTTATGTTAGATTCTATTCCTGATTTATTAGAACTTTGGTCAGTTAAATAAATAATAATTTCTTGCATGGGCCCATTTAATCCTAAACTATTTGAAAGAGACCCTAAATATCTTTGACCTAATAATATACCAGTTGATGTACCACTACTTAAACTCGCTGTTACACTTGATTGACTTACTGTATTTTTCCAAATTTGTGCAAAACTTAACGTTCTTATGGCTGTTCTTAAAGCGTATGGTGTTGGACCCGTTCCCGTTTCAAATATTTCAAAATTTGCAAAATTATTCAAAAATGCCATTCTATTTAAAGCAGATGACGTTTCAAGCATTAAACAAGTTGCAGTTGTATAATCACTTTGCCCAACAGTTGGCATTAATTGCACTATTCCACCATTGCTATTTTCTGTTGTTTGCTCTACAACAGTAAATATTGAAGCGTTAGCATTACTTAAGGATAATCCGGTCAATAATA